CGAGTTTTTGACTATGCAAGCAAAATAACAATATGTTATCAAGCAAGCAACTGGACCTACGGTTAACGGATAAACCGACAAACTAGTAACAGATCATAAGTAATTGACGCAAGGCGATTATCATAAAGCAGTAAGGAATGTGAACGTCTATGCGAAGAGTGAGGACTACAGGGTAAGACTGAGTGAAGTATTATATGACTTCGTAGTCCAAGAAGTAGGAGAAGAACTTGCCCCAAAAGTGAATGGAGCCATTGGAGATTTACCTTAGGCAAGGTTAGTGTAAATGCTCAAAGACTACTAAGCATTTAAAATGCAAGTGGCAACCATCAAACAGAAGGAAGCAAAAGTAGCAAAGGAGGATTTTGGGACAATTATATGCAAGGATGTATAAGATGATTTGAGCAAACTCAAGCAGAGTGTAATAGAAGCCACTTAAGAAATCCCAGTGAATGCTGGACAGTCAAGGCTAAATGTAGCATATGGAGCAATATGCATAGAATTATTTGGAGCCCAAGCCATGGGTAATTCTTATGCATTACACAGAGCACAGATAGCAGCACAGCGATACATAACAAGCCTGACAGCATACTTTGAAGGAGCTGCACCCACACCACACACATTGGCTTGCACTTTCCATGCAATAGGAGTGTAGGTGATTTACATCACAGAAACCAATGCAAGAATGTTAGGATCAAGCAAACCCAGATTTGTATTTGTAGTGGCAGCATCAGAGAAGGGAGTGCATTTTAGAAAGTGCGATAAGTAAATAGGATTTGAGAAAGTGAAACAAGGAGATGAACTAAGCTTCGTAACCACTCTTATACCAAGGTAGAACAATGGACAAATCTAGATCAATGGAGACTACTATGACTATGGAGCTGGGAAAATGACCCTTTTAATGGACCCTTATGGATATCTCTATTTAGATGCAGAATGGTATGAAAGAGCAGAGAAAGTGTAGGATGTAGAATACTTGGATCAAAAGATGATTAGAATGATGGAGGATAGAGCAGGAGGTTTTAGATATCCTGACTTAAGACCATAGATGATGAGGTAACCTAAGAAGACAGTTAGTGTCGAAGAGTAATTGACTTGTCATGGGAATAACCAACCCAGCCTAACTATATCCATGTTGAAAACGGATAGGCAACCTTTAGATGCTAGTACCTAGGTTGAGGAGAAAGGGAAATACACTCATTATATATATGAAAGCAAGGAAATACTTGAGGCAGAAGCAGAGACATTAATTAAATTAGGTTTGAACCCACAATACTACAAAGAGGTATAGGTTGTCGATGAAACATATTAGACAGCTTCAACCTAGTTACAATTAGAAGTAACTACCCATAGAGCAAAATGCAAGACATTGAATGCAGGGACAGGTTGTAACCATTTGCCATAGGGATTATTAGATTAGTGGAAGGATAAGAAGGGAAGGATGCTGACCGATGATTATTAGCTATACCAGAGAACAATGAAGAGGCTAGTAGAGTATGACAATATCAATAAGGGCAGCATGGAGAGAGGACCATAGGTTTACCCACCCAATTTAGAGGTAACAGCCTAAGATAGGATCGTAGTATATCCACCAGATTAGATAGGCCAGAAAGAGGAGAGGAAGAAATTATATGCAGAAGATTAGGAAAAATTGAAAGAACAGATCACCCAGTTGTATAAGGAAGCTACTGGTATTGAATCTAAGACAATTGCAACAAAATTTGTAGAGACTTAAGATATCACACCCTATTTGGAGAGCAATAAGTAGATAATAGACAAGTGTAGAGAATTAGACAGGGAGTAGTTTGGAGTAACAAAAGGAAAAGATGATGACACTAGTTCTGACATCAACTGTGTACATGGGCATAGATATCAGTAATATTTGAAAGGGGATGATGAATAGAAGTTACCTTGTGTGTGTGATGCTAATTTTGAAGGGTTTTTCAAGACTTGGTTAAGTGATTTTTCCATTGATTCAGACCACCCAAGACAATAGACCATATTCATAGCTTACACAATGGTATTGATAGGAAAGCCAAATTGGCAAAATGCAGCCTTGATAATGTAATACTACCTGGGAAGAAACTTCCAACCAACAAGTTACAGAACTTGGAGAGACAAGATTATTCTAGCAATCCATGATTTAAAACTGATTGACACATGGGTCGGAGCAGAGGAATGGAAAGACTTCCCATCTATGATTGACAGCACTGGAATGGAGCCTAGACAACCAACATTCACTGTCACTAACACAGAATTATATGCCTCTAATTACAAACAAGGAAACTGGATACCAGTGGTGTAACCCCTGCATAGCATACATTAGAAATTTAAATAGAGATAAGGCAAAGTAGGAAAGGATGTCACACACTGTTACCCTTAGGGTGAGGTAACATATGACATCATAAGAGTGGATAAAATGAAGATAACCCCAAAGAACTTTGACTACATTAAAAGCATTAAGATGGCTGCTGAAGTGACAACTTTGGAGGAATTGAGAAAATGCCCTTACAAAACCACGATTTGGTCAGTTATAAGGAAGAACATGCCAGATTGCACAAAAATAGCAGTGTGGCCCAGTACATCATACATAGAGAATATGGAATAAACAGACACATGGACTAAGATCAAAGTTGAGAAAATTACTAATATAGCTGACTTTGAAAGAACAAAAGCAGACATGCTTATGATTGACCCAGATTTCTCAGTAGTAACTCTGGAGGGAAGACTAGACACAGCATTTGAGTAGAAGGTAGAAGAAGGCCTAGTAGACATAATATCAAAAGACAAAAGGCCAGTCATAGTTAAACTACCAAATACAGTACATTAGGGAAGATTCAATCAGATGTTTAAGATAGAAAACCCTATACTGATTAGGAAAGGAAACAAAGATCTATACAAATATGTGACAGTTGTTAGGAGAGTTGATGAGATTATCCCTGATACAGACATTTTAGCAAATCATGTCAGGACGAAGATAGCTATCAAATAATTATATAAGGATAGGATAGAAGCTTTCCCTGACCATTTAGAGAATAAGAATTACAAGGATGCTGCATAAGTTTTAGTAAGAGCACTTAATGCAGGACTAGATATGGAACAATTATATAAAAGTATAGGTAAGTCAGATTTAGCAGGCATGTATATAGCAATGAGTGAGCATGCCACAACCAGGTCCAAGTGTGCCAGGTTGATTAAGACTAAAATGTAGGTTGATACAATGAACCATCATGCCAAATTAGCATAATCTAGAAGGGAGTCATTATGTTAAGTGGCAATGAGACTAGGTGGTGCTGATTTGATAGTTTATGTCAGAGGGGACCCTAAAAGAGAGTGGGTAGTCACAGAACACTAGAAAGTCTTATTTTTGAATGTAGAAGAAGATAATACTGACTACTAGAAAATTAGGCTTATACAAGAATTAGTGAATGATAATCCAAATGTGGGGTTGTTATAGAAGAAGATTACTGACACTACAAGAGAGGAAATCTTGAACCACATGGACTTGAATTACTCATCTGTGATATATTGGGTGATGGTGAACTCCACCTATTCATCTGACTACAGACCAATTGGCATGCTCAGAGGTTCTGACAAAGTTTTTGCTATAGGACAGAGGACCCATAATGACATCACTTCATAAGAGATTCCCAACTTGATGCAGGCTTCTATGTGTGATATCAATGCTTACTATTTAGACATGGGAGTGAATGGAACAGTGGAAAGATACTAGGAGAATGCCATGTAATTATTAAATTACCAATCAAAGTCAGCAACCATCAAGAACACCACACTGACCTACACATTGAAAGATGATAGCACATGGGGCTAGGCAAAGCTATGGTCATTGAGAGATGCTTACAGAGTAGAGCAGACATATAATGAGGAAAAATAAGGAATATATGGACTAAAATGTGTTGAGAGAGTCTATGGAATCGACAATGAAGGGTTGGAATTAGCAATTTATGTGCCTGAGATAGGAGTTAAAGATGAGTTGGTAAAGAAAGGAGTGTAAAACAATATGATTGCTTATTAGAAGATGAAAGCATTTGATACCAAATTAGAAACAAAGATAGGAAGGAATGTTTATCTTTAAAATATGTTGGTTGATGGACAAGTGATCACCCCCTAACAACAGCATGTTATCATCAATGCATAGTTGAATGGAGGAAAAATGGCAGACATAGATAGGAAAACTTTTGGCTATGATAGAATAATAGATGAAACAATATTGAAGGTGAAAAATGCATACTAGCATTAAAGAATACCACTCATTTACAAAAGCTGGCAATAGAGAGCTGACTATAGTATTGTGTCATAAATTGACATGGCCTTGATAAGTTAAGAGTATAGTAATTACTATGTCAAATGCTGGTGGAGATACACAACAGATATCAAGTTGGCCAAGTAAATAGGAGAATGCCAGTAGGGCCTACTAATGTGCTTAGATGCAGAAGAACTAGCTGACAATTTGTGGTACCATTTTAAATTACTCAATAAGAATGTTTATCAACATTAGATTAAGTTAAAAGATGGGACACAAATTGTTAATAGAGAGGAAATAAGTGGTTATCAAGACCTGTCTGTATCTGATTTGTTTGGCTCATTATGCAAAAACAGATTGAATGAATACGGAGCTTATGAGGATCAGGTGGTTAGAATTGTTGATATCACAAAAATACATGCAATTAAGAAGACAGGGTTTGATCTAATGCCAAACATTAAATTCAATTAGGGATTCTTTGCATCATATTTTTGGCCAAGAATGATAAGAGCACCAGAAACTGTTGAAACAAGGATAATAAGAGGTTTTGGTGAAGAATTAGAGAGGAGATTCACTATAAGATTAGAGTAATTCAAAGCTGAACATGGGATAAGATTCCCGCCTACAGTAGTTGGTAATTATGGACAAGCGAAGCATGAGTAAGTCAATGTGATCATAATTAACCATCTGTCAAAGATAGTGATCAAAGTAGATGGAAATTAGTTCACATTGATTAATTTAGATAGTGAAAATCAGATGAATGTAAGAGAATTACATAATGCAAGGTGGGAAGTGCTCAGACCTTATTAATTGGATATACTATCATCTATTAAGTATGGCAGAACCATCATCTACAAGCACAGACATGACCTAGAATACATGGAAGATGCAGATAAGATAATGGAGATGCCCAAGTAGTGTAAAGAAGTACACCATTGGTGGGAAAAGGGGCCAAAAGGATAGGAATATGAATGTTATGGGGTTAATGATATAGAGGAGATGATGAATTTGCTGTAGTAGCAAGACTGTCTCTACAATAATGTCAAGACTATTGGGTTTGACCTAGAAGCAGAACCAGCATATGGGTTGAGGAAGATTAACTCAATGTAGCTAGCATTCGACAATAAAGCAATCATATACAATGGCTCACAGTTGAATGTAGCATAGTACATAGTCTACTCATGGTTTGGGCTATGGAACATTAAGACAATAGTGTGGGACAATTAGTTAGATGGCATATATGCAAACAATCTAGATCTACAACAACACCCTTACATTGTATAATCCAAATCAGCAAAGATGGGGCTAGCTGATGCATTATCTATGGTTTATAACACTGAGTACAAGTTGGCAGTTAGTAGAGACAGAAAATTAAAATTCTACACTGAATATACAGATTACAAGATCACTGATGAACATAGATCTTATGGAGTTAGGGATGCCATATCATGTCTTGAGCTGCACAAAGACATAATGATTAGAAACATAGCATCAGCATAATTTTATCAAACAAGGATAGGAAGAGTCGATTGTACCACAAAGGTAAAAGAACATAACCAGACAGCTTATAAATGGTGCCCATATGGGAATGAATAGGCAACTCCATTAGCAGCAGTCATTGCTAAAGCTAGGAAAGACTAACATGATGACAATCTGATATTCGTAGATGTGGGAGCTGGGGATAATGGAACATCATGTGTGAGAGCATGTGTTACATCTTGGATGGCATCATGGGAAGGAGTAGGTGTTATGTAAAACCATTCCAATGATATAATGAGAGAATGGCTTAAAGATAGTGTGCAATCAGAATTAATTGCTGAGACAGGCTCATCTGCATCATAATTAGCCTTATTTGCCAAATTGAATAAGATTAATTTGCACCTATATACAACAGATACACCATCTGGTACATATGACCTTAAAATGATGAAGAATGTTGGGAAGCCTTTGATAATGCTAGCACACCATGGACATGCATACCTAGGTGTTGTGTTCAACCAACCTGGAAGAGATACATGCATGTAAGGTAATAGACATTTGCCATGGGATTGTCACTGTGGCAGGTGTGTGTAATTACCAGTCCAACATGTTAAAAATGAGAAGAGACTTGGAGTCAAATGTGAGGTGTGCACTTATAGTTAAACTGAAAGACAATTCTATGACTTTGAGGAAGTCAATAGGGAAAGGGTTAAGAGATTTAAAGAACCATAACTAGTGTCATGGAGATAGTAAGCCACGACTTATGAAGAAGATGCCATAAGAATAAGGGGAATGACACTAAATAATGAAATAGATGATATAGATAATTGGCTGGTATATTTAGACCAAAAGAAACCTGAGAGATAGTCTATGGTGCTGTATGATAGCAAATTAGACACTAGAGTACTTACATCGAAATGCCATGGCACTGTAGACAACATTGTGGCAGATGAAGGGTAAGTGCTTATGAAGTACAAGCCTTAAGCATGTGATGCGATGACTTCAAAATATACATAAATAGGACCCATAGTGGAAGGTAAACACATGGAGACAATGTGCAACTGTGTAGACAATATGACATTTGCCGCTACACAGAGGACAATTAAGACAAAAGCAGTTGTGACAAGAGAAGTCAAACGATTTGTCAAATTTGCCATTAAGAGAATAAGGAAAGAATTCAAACCAAAAGGATTTGATGGGCTGAGTAGAATTGATCTTTGTGAAAAAGCCATAGAGCTGGTGAGATAATCAAACAAGACCAAGAGTGTCAAAGATAGGATCATAGATGGTCTGGAATTTGTTAAAGAGAATGGATTGGACACGATCACCAATACAGAGTCATTTGTCAAGAAGGAGATCACGATGTCAGATGGATGGGCAAGAATGATATCAGCAAGACAAGAGATTGTCAGGTCTTTATCTGCTGTGATATATCAAGAAGTAGAAGACTAGGTATACAAGAATCCTCATTTTATTAAGAAAATGAATGATGATAAGATCACAATGGCTCTTAGAGATAAAGCAAAATAATTCAATTATGCAGTATGTTTAGATGTGTCATGTTATGATTCTGCATAAAAAGATGAAATTTGGTAAATAGAAAGAGAACTATTTAAGCATATAGTAGGAGATAAAGCATGTTAGCTGTGGGAAGCAATTGCACTTAATAATAACTACATCAAAACAAAAATGATGATATTACTGACTAAAACTACTAGGAATAGTGGAGAACAGACTACATCTTTGACCAACACATACCTATAGTACCTACTTTAGAAGTATGTAGCTAAGAAATTAGGTATGAAGAAGTCTTAGTGGTGGTGTTTTGTGGAAGGGGATGATGTTATCACATTCTTGATGTAATTAAATGATTATGTAGAGAAAGCAACTGAGATTTATAAGAGCTTAGGATTCATGACAACTGTAGAACATGAAGGTACACCAGATGGAGCTACTTTTGTTAAGATTGTCCTGAGAAGCACAGAGGGCGATTATTCTGTATTCAGGAGAATTGACCATGCTTTATTGAAAATGGGATGGACAAAACATGCAGTCAAGACCAAATGTACAAAAACAGCTGTAGGGTTGATGAGGAGTAAGATATTATCTCTGAAAGCAATGTACCTGTACAGTGAATCAGTACAGAGATTAGTACAAGTCATGATGGACCAACTACCATCAAAATACAGAAATATCAGGGAAGAAGCCAATTGGGGCCGAGATGTAGTAATGACCAATGACCATTATTTTGATTAGTAATATGGGCATGACATCAACAGAATTACATAACATATAAGTGAGAGGGGATTATACACGGCTATTCAAGCCCAAGACTACCCATCTATATTCAACATGGAAGAGCCAGTGGCAAGGAAGAATCCTAGATTTCAATTTAAACTGCCATAGAGGATTACACCCATGGATGTAACTTTATAAGGAATCATAGTATTGGGTAAATAAAAATACCTTATGGAATAAATCACCACTGATGCTGCAAATGCAGTGTCAACAGCAAAGAACTTAGATGATTTGAAGAAAGTACCTGGAGTTGGTACTGTCATTGTAGATGGCATGACTGTACCAGTCTATGTCTTATTTAAAGCAGCCTAATTATTAGACCTACCATAACACTTATTACCATTTGCTGAAAAAGGTGTT